CCCGCGGCGAATGGGCAGACGCCACCGGAGAGACGCTCGAGGGCGCCTACGTGGCATCGTCCTCGTCTCGCGGTCCCTTCGACGCGACCCGCAGCCAGGTCCTCACCTCGAAGAGCCTCTACTGCCCCGCCGGCGCCGACGTGAAGCCTGGCGACCGCATCGTCACCGCCGAGGGCACCTGGTACATCAACGCGCGCCCCGAGGCGGATCGCAACCCGTTCTCCGGCATCTACTCCGACATGGAGATCCCGCTCGACCGCACGGAGGGATGACCTCGTGAAGTTCAACGACTCCTTCATCCCCACCCTCGCCACCTCGCCGCGAGTCACCGCGATCGTCGCGAACGCCGCCGAAACTGCCGCCGACAACGCCCGCTCCAACGCTCCCGTCGACAGCGGCGAGTACCGCGACACCATCCGCGTCGAGATCACACGCACCCCCTACCGCGTCGTCGCCAAGGTCATCGCCGACTGCGACCACGGGATGATCGTCGAGTCGAAGCACGGCACTCTCGCGCGAGCCCTGAACTCGGTGGCGGGCCGTGGCTGAGCCGCTCGTTACCCACGCTGACCTCGAGCTGTTCCTAGTCGGCTGGTACCGCACAGCACTCGCCGCCCTCGCCGCGACCCACCCGGTGTGCGTCGGCGTGCGCGTGGTGAACCGGGAACCGACGGAGGGGTCCTTCCCCGCGAAGATGCTCGTAATCCGAGATGACGGCGGCCCCGACACTTCCCTCCTGACCGGTACCCGGTCAGTTGGCCTGTCGGTGCTCGCGGGTACGAAGGAGAACCCGAAGGACGCGGTCGACCTCGCGCTGATCGTCCACGCGCTCCGCAACCAGATCCCCGCCGTAGGCCCCGGAAACCCGGTCGCCGCGGTGCTCGAGTCCAACGGCCCCGTCCCGGTGCCCGAGGCGCAACCTCGCAGCCGGCGCTACCTCACGCTCACGCTGTCGGTGGTCGCGACCGCCCTCTGACCCATCACTTCCACCCACCCTCGCCCCGACTGCGGGGCTCTTCTGCTTTAAGGAGCACATCATGGTCGCTGACGCCTTCGGCAACGACATCACCGCGGTCGGCATCCCCGTCACCGGTTTCCTCGGCTTCGCCCCCTCGGGCACGGCCTTCCCCAGCCCCGCCGTCGGCGGTGCCGACGACTTCCAACTCGGCAACACCTTCAAGAAGGCCGGCCTCCTCACCGAGGACGGCGGCTTCGAGTGGACCCTCGAGCCCGACGGCGACCCGATCGTCTTCTGGCAGGACGGCTACTCGATCCCCTCGGGCCTGGCCAACGCCGAGCTAGTCGCGAAGCTCGCCCAGTACGACAACATCGTGCGGCAGCTCTCGTGGGGCAAGACCCCGGACGAGAACGGGTTCATCACCATCGACGCCGGCGGTCACAACCTCGAGTTCGTGATCTTCACCGAGGAGATCTTCAAGAACGGCGTCATCCGCCGGCGCATCGCCGAGGCCAGCGTCACCGCCGCGAAGGTCGACAAGTCCGAGCGCGGCTCCGTCAACGGCACCGAGCTGACCTTCAAGGCCAAGCGCTCCGCCGCGCTCAACAACGAGCACCTCGGCGAGTGGCTGATCCTCCCCGAGGCGGCCTAACAGAACTGCTGGCCGGGGCCGTGATGGGCACCCCGGCCAGCAGCTCCACCCCAGCCCATCACCCCATCGATCGAAAGGCCCATCATGACAGCCAAGAAGACCCCGGAGCCCGGCCCCAAGCCCGACTTCCTCGTCGTCGAAGACCACCTCAAGTGCCAGACCAGCGAGGGTGAGATCTCGATCGACCTCCGCATCCCGATCGTCCGCCTCGAGCTCTTCATGGACATGGAAGACATCGACGAGAAGAAGATGCCCCTCTACCTCCGCGAGAAAATCCTCCACCCCGAGGACCGCGACAAGATCGAGGGGATGCGCGACGGCGCGAAGGCGTTCCAGATCCTCATGGAGTGCATGAAGGAGATCGGCAACCGGATGGGGGCCAGCCTGGGGGAATCGTCGCCCTCTACGCCTTCGTCGGAAAGCACAGACGGGCCCTCCGCTACGACTTCCGACGCCACTTCGGAGTAGCGCTCGACGAGATCGGCCGATCGATCCCCTTCTCGGAGGCGATCGACCTGGTCACCGAACTCGAGCACGACTTTGGCTCCCACCTCACCGCATCGGTCGCCGGGTGGGAGTTCGCGATCAGCTACGGCGAGTTCATCACTTGGCTACACGCCACGGCGTTCGTGAACTCCAACCGCGACCCGAAGCAGACACCGAAGCCGATCGAGTTGCCCGTGCCCTGGGATCGCGGCCGGCCCGCTGCCGAGCAGGTCACGGACGAAGAGCGCGCTGCGCTGAAAGCCAAGCTGCTGCGCCATTCGGCGTTCGCGGAGTGAAGCCGAAGGAGGCTGCGCGTGACCAATGTCGGCTCCGGTGAAGTCTCCATCTTCCCCACCTTCCAGGGGTTCCGCAGCACCGTCGTCTCCACGGTCGACGGTGCTGTGCGAACCGCTGGCGGGGTTGCAGCCTCGGTGCTTGGCGCCGCTTTCAAGACCGCTACCGCCGGTCTGGCGATCGGCATCACCGCTGCGGTGGGTGGCGCGACGGCGATCGCGTCCAAGGGTCTTGACCGGGCCCTGAACATCCAGGACGCCAAGGCGCAGCTCACGGGCCTCGGCCACGACGCTGCGTCGGTGTCAACGATCATGGAGTCCGCCCTCGCCTCGGTGAAGGGCACCGCGTTCGGCCTGGATCAGTCCGCGTCGATCGCCGCATCCGCTGTCGCCTCCGGCATCGCCCCTGGCGAAGCGCTCACCCGTGTCCTGAAGCTCACCGCGGACTCGGCGACGATCGCGAAGGCCCCTCTCTCCGAGATGGGCTCGATCATCACGAAGGTCGCGACGAACCAGCGCCTCACGACCGAGACGATGCAGCAGTTCCAGGACCGGGGCATCCCGATCCTGCAGGCCGTCGCCAACCAGTACGGGGTCACTTCCGACGAGGCCGCCGACATGGTCTCCCGCGGCGAGGTCGACTTCGCGACCTTCCAGAACGCACTCGAGGCGAGCGTCGGTGGCGCGGCACTGTCGTCGGGCACCACCGCCCGCGGCGCGTTCGCGAACATCGGAGCCGCGTTCTCGCGCATGGGCGCCATGTTCGTCCAGCCCGCCGTCGACGGGGCACCCAGCCTGTTCACCTCGATCGCCAACGCGGTCGACCGAGCATCCGGGGTGCTCGCCCCCTACGCGCAGCAGTTCTCAGCGCTCCTCACTCCGGCGATGGCGCAGTTCGGCACCTACATCGACAACATCGACTTCGGCGCAATCGTCAACGGCATCCGGGAGTTCTACCTCGGCGCCGTCGACGTCAAGGATCTTCTCACCACCGGCTTCACCGAGAACGAGACCCTCCTGCCGCCCGAGGTCGTCGCTGGCCTACAGACCGCTCACAACGTCTTCGTCGGCATCGGCGACGCCTACAAAGGTGTCGTCGCCGCCTTCCAGACCGGTGACCTCTCCGGGCCCGTGAACTCGATCGGCACCTCGTTCACTACCCTCAAGCCAGCGCTGTCCGACTTCGTGTCACAGGTGCCGAACATCGGCGGAGCGGTCGCAGAGCTCGGCGCAGCCGCGCTCCCGGTCCTGACCGGGGCGCTCGGGTTCCTCGCCGACAACGTCGACACCATCATCCAGTTCATGCCGCTGATCGTTGCCGGCTTCGTCGCATGGAGGCTCGCCTCGAGCGCCGCGGCCGGCGCGAGCATTGCGCTTCGCGCCGCCGAGGTCGCAGCTCTGCCCGGGCAGATTGCCCGAAACGGCCTGCGCCTCGCCGCGGCCGGCATCGAGTACCGCGTCGCGGCCGCCACCAGGGCAAGCACGGTCGCGGAGGCGACCGCCACGGGCGCAAGGAACGGCGGGATGCTCGCCACAGTGCGGCAGACCGCCGTGCTCGTTGCGCAGCGCACCGCCACTATCGCCGCCTCCATCGCCACCAAGGCGGCCGCGGCCGCACAGTGGCTCATGAACGCGGCGCTCACCGCGAACCCCATCGGGCTCATCATCGCGGCGATCGTCGCACTCGTCGCGGGCCTCATCTGGTTCTTCACTCAGACCGAGCTCGGGCAGGACATCTGGGAGAACTTCACCCGATTCCTCGGCGAAGCGTGGACGAACATCGTCAACTTCGTCACCGACGCGATCAACAACGTCGTCGCGGTCATCACGCGGGTGGTCGAGATCTTCGTCATCGCCTGGCAGAACTACTGGAACCTCATCGGCGCGGTCGTCGGAGCGATCTGGGGCTTCATCGTCGCGGTCGTGACGAACTACATCAACACGGTCGTCGCGATCATCACCGCGATCGTCTCCTTCATCGTCACCGTGTGGACGACGTACTGGGACATCGTCTTCACCGTCATCTCGACGGTGTGGAACGCGATCGTCGGGTTCGTGACCTTCGCGATCAACCTGGTCGTCGGCATCATCACCACCGTCATCAACAACATCGTGACGATCTGGCAGCTGTACTGGGCCATCGTCTTCGGCGTCATCGAGACGGTGTGGAACGCGATCATGGCCGCCATCGGCGCCGCGGTCGCGTTCGTGCAGGCGATCATCACCGGCGTCATCACCGGCATCCAGGCCGTCTGGAACGCGGTGTGGCAGGCGATCGCGGACTTCTTCACCAACATCTGGAACGCGATGGTCGGGTTCATCACCGGCGTCGTGACCACCATCCAGACCGTCATCGGCGGAGTCATCGAAGGCGTCCGCTCCACCATCCAGGGCGTGTTCGACTTCGTCGCCGGCATCCCCGACACCATCCTCGCCACCCTCGGGAACCTCGGCGAGCTGCTCGTGAACTCCGGCCGCGACCTCATCCAGGGGTTCATCGACGGCATCACCGGCATGCTCGACGGCGTCGGCGACGCGGTCGGCGGGGTCATGGACTTCATCGGCGGGTTTTTCCCGAACTCGCCTGCGAAGCGCGGCCAGTTCTCCGGCTCCGGGTGGACGCGAGTGAAGCGAGGCGGCGCGGCGGTCATCGACCAGTTCGCGGCCGGCTTCGGCAACGGCGACGACCCCTTCGGCGGCTTCCCCTTCCCGCAGCCCCCGGGCGGCGGTGGTGGCAGCGGAAGTGGCGGAAGCGGCACTGACGGTGCCGGACTGCCTGGCGGGTTCACGCAGATCAACCACTTCGCCGAGATGGACCCCGAGATCGCCATCGACGCGGCCGGGCAGAGAGCGGCGTCGATCGCGAGGAGGGCGGGAGTCTGATGCAGAACACCCTGACCATCTCGGGCCGAGGCCGGAAGATCTACGGAGTGCCCAGCGCCGATCGGCCGACAGGGATCTTCCTGCAGCCGAAGGGGTGGCAAGGGTGGGAGGGCCTTCGGGCAGGACGCCGGGAGGCCCTCGCTCGGGCCCTCTCCCACGGTGAGCACGACGTGCCGGTGAAGCTTCCGGCTCGGGTGATGACTGCAGACGTCCGGCTCATCGAGGACTCACTGACGAAGCTGCGGGACCTGTCGCAGAGCTTCACCGGGTGGGGCGCTGCAGGTGACCGATTCCTGCTCTCCGTCGATCACCAGGGGCAGAAGCTCACGTCGATCGTCCGACGCATCCTCGCGGAGGCTGAGGATACGGGCCGACGAGATGACCGCTGGTTCGTCGCCGAGGGGCAGATCCAGTTCCTCGCCGCGGACCCGAGGAAGTATGGCGACACACTCACCCTCCCCGAGGTCGGCGGCGTCGAGACAGCGATCGCTGTCTACCACCGTGG